GGATACACAGTTGATCTGGATTACATTATAGCACTTGAGCCTCTATACTCTGTGCCTCACAGTAATCTTAGTTACAATTATATATCACGTCTGGGATATACCCATAGAGAGAATGTTTTCATAGCCAAAGATCCTTTAAATTACATGCGATTAAATTTCCTTGGGATGCAATCTTACAAAGGGGCATTGCAGACAATATTGTTTGGTGTTAGAAATTACACAAAGTATTATCCAGATGATGTTTTGAAGAATACTGCCATATTCTTCTTAAATGCCCGGGAGCGAGATTCATGTGATGCGGAGATGACGCAGAATGGGAGGGTAATCGAGAAGATTTAGGTACGGCGCCCGTGTGGATACGGTATTCACACTGTTGGCGCTGTTTTTCTATTACCAATTGATTGCGAAGTAAAGAACCCATTCACTCACAATGAAAAATTTGAGTGTGTGGGAGGGGAAGAGTTCTATTCGGCCACTGGTCTTACCTTTCCTGAAGGCTACAACAAGCCTGATAAAAGAGGGAAAACCTTCTTTGGATGGAGTATACATTTTCCTGCTGTAATATACGCGCGTTCCGATGTCAATATGTCATGTGCCCTGACAAGACAGACGAACAAGCGAAAGCCATTGCAGCTAGGATATGATGAGATGCTAACTGAGAACCAGTTAAAATTAAGTCAAAATACCCTATTATGGGAGGAACTTCGAAAGTTGCGAGACAAGATAACTGAAAAAGCTAGAGACGTTGGAGATTACTTAGACCTATTGAAGGAATATGTGCACCAACCACATCCTAAGATTAAGGAGCGTCTTCAAGCGTTGGAAAAGGTTATATTGGATAGTCGCTTATATCATGAAACGTTTGTTGTTGAGGTATTGGGGAAGATCAAAATAGAGGAGCTGGCTAAGCCCGGAAAATATCCTCGCCTCTTTACTTCTTTGGGTAGTACGTCAATACTCAAAGCTGGATTTTTGATTGATATTGTGAAGGAGTGCATGCGCCACACTCCAGGATTTTTAGAAATGGACTTTATTAAGTCACCTGACTATGACGATTTGTCACGTGTGTTCGCTAATCTAATAAATCCTACAAATGGTTATTTTTGTTTCTTTTCTGATGATTCATCAGTGGCCTTACAAACTGCTGATGAAGGTGTATGGAGGTCGAATTTGGATATCTCAAGTTGTGATGGCAGTCACACTAAATTCATTTTCGATGTATTGCGATTTCTTTGTGGAGGAGAGAGTAGATTTAAGGAGGCTATAGGTGCCCTCGTTAGTCAGTTGCTCAAAAACTTAGTTATCAAATCATACACGGGCTTCAAGGAAAGAAAGGTTGTACTTAAACCGTTGTTTCCCTGTCTGTACACGGGGACAACCGGTACTACTATAATAAATAACATAGCCAATTGGTTAATTGGTAAATGTTTAGAATTAGTGTTAAAGGGCCAAAGACCCAAGTTCTCAGAGTGTCGACAATTAATTTTAAAAGTTGCTGAGGATTGTGGCTACATTTTGACGGTTGACGAGTGTCATTTTGTGGAACAGTTACAATTTTTGAAACATTCCCCTGTTTGGACGGGGGAACAGTTTGTACCCATACTCAACATAGGGGTCATTCTGAGAATCTTTGGTTCTTGTTGGGGTGATTTGCCGTATAACAAAAAGCGTGATACATTTGAAGGAGCTGCATACACTTGGAATAGGTGTTTAACGCAGAGTCTGGTACATGCTGGCAATCACATACTTACAGATATGTTAAGAAGTAAGTATAGCACTAATAAAGATAGTAGTAAGGTTGAAATTATGCGTAAGGTCATAAAACAACAGTTTGAATATCGCCTAGGTGCGACAGGACGAGAAATCCCTGTTGCACTAACACAATCAATATGCCAGCGTTATGGTGTGTTGGTTGAGGAGTTTGAGTCGCTAGTCTCATTGATTAAGGATGCTGACGATGGTAAGGGCACTATCATCGATCTCCCTGTATCACGGGTAATTCTGTCTAAGGATTACTCTTATGATGACTGGTAAGAGCTCCACGGCTGTCTTGAATGACAAATCTATTGTGTTAAGCAC